CACCATATCCCCTAAAGACATAACCTATTTCTCCTTGTTTTGTTTAAGATATTCAGTTTTTTCTTGGTTGTTCATTTCCATCCAAGATTTACCGCTAGGGGCCTTGCCTCCACCGTTTGAGCCACCAGCTCCACCACCGCCATTCGCCGGTGCAGCGACAAAATGCTTACCCTGATCGCCCTGCGACCAACCTTTTACAAAGTCGCTAATTGATTCATTGCCGATGCGCGCAACTGCTGCGCCGTCGACTTCTGTTACTTCGGCTGCGTTGTTCTTTTGAATGAGCGCTTTAGCAGCATCCATATATTGCGGCGCTACGCCCGCTTTGCTGAGCGCCTCCGTCAAGCCATTGTCGACCAGCATCGTATGTAACATGCTGTTCTTGCCCTTTAGCTCGCTCATTAATGCTTCACGCTCTTTTTGATGCTTAGTCTCAAGATTAGCTTTGATCTTTTCTACATCGCCGGATTTATTGGCCGCTTCCTCGTCAGCCGCTTCCTTAGCCGCTTTAAGTTCGTCCAACTGATCTTGAAACGATTTGTTCGCTGCTTTCTGGTCTTTCACTTCTGCCAGTAGCTCGGAGTTTTTGTTTTTTAGTCCCTCCGTTGCGTTATCAATGAGCTTTTGTAGCTCTGCTTTGCCTTCTTCGGTATTCGTGTCGATAACAGTCATTCATTCCCCCTGGGTTTGAGTTTTGCCGCCCTGCGGCAATAAAAAACCCCGCCAGTTTGGCAGGGTGTTGAAAAAAGGGGGCCGAAGCCCCCAGTTGGTTTTGTGCCGTTTTATCTCAGTGTGTGGTGTTGTTGCCTTCGTGAAAAACATATTTGGTTATTGGCGTTAATTTGTCTTTGAGTTCCGGCATATAAAGCTCACCTATATTAATCATAGCGCGCGCACATTTCCTGGCCTCTTGATGCATCAGCACTGTCAGTTCATACACTTTTTCGTTTTCCACCAATGCATACAGTTCCTTTGCGACCATATACGCAGCTATCAACTCCGCTTGTTTCTGTCGCTCTGCTGCCGGAACGGGCAAGGGGCTACCGTTAAGATAACGCATGGCTTCGTCGAACTGCGATGCTGGCAACTCGTCATAGCGCGGGATTTTGAAATGCGTTTTAAAGTCATGATATACCGCTTGATGCGTTTGATTCGTGCGCGTGACCTTGCGGTTGACCGCCTCTTGTATCTGGCGCTGTTGTTCTGCGCAGATGGTGGCTTGCACCAATTCGCCTCGGCGGTAGGCCATGAAGACTTCAATAACTGCTTTACGGACTTCGGCGGCTTTATCTGTTCGGCTAAACATACTTACCAATAGCGCCTGTGCTTCATTTAAATAGTATGTCCTAGATGGGCGACCACCAGATTTAGTAGTTTCGTCCACGGCGGACGAAACTATTCCATGTTGCAATAGCTCCTCTTTATTCCGATCAATTAAGTGTTTAAGTTTATGGGGCTGATCGTATTCCAGCACTTGGGCCAGCTTTTTATGGCTTACGCGTGGTTCGTCGTTAACTTCAGTGTTAAGGTCTTCGATTGAGATTAATTGTGCCATGATGGCCTCCTTGTAGTTTTGAAAAATCAGCATCCCACACCATGCCGGGTGCTGGGAGCTTTCAACGTCTACAAGTAACGCGGGCTTATTCGTGCCAATGGCCTTAGTTCACCCACTCCCAACATAAATTGTCAGGCACAAAAATACCGCCATCTAACGGGTGCGGTGTCCGCTTGTAAGGAGTTGAAAGCTCCAATATTACTTAGGCAGAAAAGCGGGCGGGTGTCAATAACACTTAGTTATCTGCAAAGCAGATTATAAGTTTCAACAAATTCACCTTTGCCATCACTGGGCATGAAAACAGCATCGCCAACACCAAAAAACGGGACAAAACCAGTGTATCCGCCGTAGCTATTTTTAGAGTTAACCTCTCCACATACGGCTGAGTGAGGCTGCCCTCCATTATAGCGCACGTTTCTATATTCAGCGCTGTCTGGGTCTTTAAGGCGCTTTTCCAGCCCTTTTTTCGTCAAGTAAATGAAATCGTCTGCATTGTCTGCGGCATATGCAGGAATTGAACTGCTTGCGACTAAGGCAGCGAGGATAATCGTTTTACTATTCATATCTTAACTCACAACTATTGGTTCTCTTCCGTTAAGAGCATCTTGATGATGTTATGTAAAGCAATAGAGAGCATTTAGTTAACAATGTGCCGTTATATGTTCCGCGCGTCATCGCCAAATATCGCTTCAAATATGTCAGAGTCGCGCTTTCGTAACTGTTTCAGTGTATATTCCCGTCCCGATCCGTCAACAAAACGGTCGAGCTTTAAGCCACCCTCCCGGAAAAGCTTACCTTTGGCCTCGCCCAGAATATCATCCTGAACACTTGCAGATTGTCCGCGTAACCACTGCTCGTAAGTCGTTGACTCAGGAACAGGCCCGAATTTCGATGCGCGCGTACCTTCGATGTCGGTTTCGCCCAGATAGGGGATGCGCTGGCTGCGGCAGTTAAAATGCCTTGGAACCTGCGGCCCTTTTCCTATGTCGAAAATCTTACCATCAAGACTAGCGCATGTCGCTGTTGTGCGCGAGTCCAGTGTCGCAATCCATTGCTCGCCTAAGACAATGTCGTCATTTGCGGCAATAAGGTCTTCTTTTGCACGTGCCGCTACATGCGCCGTGGCAGTGCGCACCATGCTGTATGCTTCACGGCGGGTAATATCTAACACGCCATCGGAATAGCCAAGCGCCCGAGTTCCGCGAATTTGCCTAACGATCTGGTCTGTTGTCTGCCCATCCGCTATGCCGATACGCAATGCGTCGGTGACTCGCTGCGCATCATTGGCAGCTAGGCCCGCATACCAATTCTTCAATAAACGACCGCGAAAGGGTTGTTTCGTAACGGCGGCATACAGCTGCGATTTCGTCGGCATTGCCATGTCTAACGCTGCTACCGGCATGGCGGCCTGCTTAATCATTTTGGCCTGAAATTCTGCCTCATAGACCGCAAAGTCTTTTAGTTCGTCTGCGGTATAGTCATTCGCGGCGCTAAAAACTTCCGCCCTGTCATCTGCTATTAATCTAAGAAGCTGGGTTAGTCTCGCTTGCGTTGCTGCACTCAAGCTGTAGCCGCGCTCTTCGATTCTCGTAAGCTCTCCCGCAATGCGCTCAACAAGCTTGCGATTTGCTTTATTAAGCTCTGCTAGCGCCTTCTTAGCCACCTGAGCACGATAGCGCTCTAGCCATATGGAATGACGAATACTAGCGCTTAAAATCTCACTATTGACCGTCATCGCCGATCATGCCCAGCGGTTCGGCATTACCGATCTGTTCCATTTCGTCTTCTGCTGTAAGACTTTCCGGCACCATTTCGCCTCGCTGCAAGCCAGCAAAGAATGTCGGATAGGAGATTGCCCCTTGCTGCCACGCGGCAACCCAAGCGGTTAGCATCTGCGCATCCATGCCTTGGGCGAAGTAGTCTTTATTCAGCTCGATCGCAGCTTCCGATGGGTCTGCGCCTTGCCATTCTGCCATAAAGCGTAGAGCGCTCGTTAATGCGTTTTCTACGGTAGCAGCCAGACTTGCTAGCACGCTGTTTTCGCCACCGCGCTTGATCTCTAACGCCTCGGCGGTTTCGGTCGCGCGCTTTTCTTGAGCCAGCATCCGTGCACCAAGGGCTGCCATCTGGTTTTCCTTGCGGTCCATGGCTTTTTCGATGGTAGCAAAGCCTTCACTGCCACACTGCAGGATGCCCGTTTGTGAGCCAGTGGGTAGAATTAGTACGGTATCGCTACCAAGATGCAAAGTAGGGAAGCTTGTAGGGTCATCCACTCCGTTTACCCAAGGCGTGGGTAGTCCCGCCACATGCGCACCATTTTCTAGGTCTGCGCTATTGCGATAATGCGCGAGATTGACATAGCAAAGGTCTTCGATTGGTGAGTCCTGAACATCGGCACCGCCCTCGTTTGGCTGACAGAACCAGAAAGGAATCCGCGTGATGGCTTTACCACCAATGAGTGGAAAAATATCGCCACCGTTTTTCCACCCGGATTGCTGTTTTCTCCATATGCGTTGCCCATAGACGCCGCCCTCTAAGAATAGCTCGCGGACTTGGAAGTCATGCGCTCCTGTCTCGTCAATTTCTGCCAGAAACACTTGGGTTAACTGTGTCTGATTATTAACCCGCTCGTAGGTCCAGTTCAGGATGTCTTCGGCCTTATACATCGCCAGATAGGGCCGAATACCTTGCTCGCGTGTCTGGCTAATAGTCGGCGCAACGCCTTCCTCTGTCTCTCCGGCTTGCGGCATATCAACCAGAATACCAGCGCGACCCACTTTTATGACTTCGGTCACAATGTCCTGCGCTTTACCCGCTAGCGACACTCCGCTCATGTCTATGTCTAGCTCTATCTCTTTCAGCGCATCCGGCAAGGCAATAGTCGGATATTTACGAAACACCATGCCGACCATGCCCTCTACTGTACGCCCCGTAGCGTTCATGTATAAGGCGCGCTTCAAATAAGCGTCATATTGCTTTCTCTCCTGACCGCTCAGCATCGGTAGGTAGGTATCGCGCGCAGCATGCACAGCGCGCTGTCCCGTCACGCAGTCCCGGCACATTTGCCATGTGTCAACCATGGCATCATACTGCGGATGCTTTTCTGAGGGGTCTATTTCCATTAAATACCTGTTGTGCGGCCTATGCCGAATGAACGTTTTACGATTGGGTAGCGCTGCGCGATAAAGTAGCCTTGCGCATCGTTTGCGTGGTCGTGTCCGGTTGTTTTGTCTGGATCGCCGTTTTTATCGTAGGCTTGCTGCTCTAGCGATTCCGTCAGTTTTGGGCATCGATCTGTGTTTACCTTCCAGCGGCGCTGACCCTCGGCATTCAGAATCATGGCATTCATCGAAAGCACACGGTCGCGCACCGCCGGATTGGTGCCGTTAACTCGTAAGGTAAAGCCTGCATCGCGCAATAAGCTCAGGTCACTCTCGCTTGCGTTCTTTGAGCTGGTATTTTGTCCGCTGGCATCCGGGTAGACAGTTATTGCATGGTCTGCGTAACGCTCTTTCAGCATGGCGGCCATTGCCGGAGTATCCCGAATGCCCGATAGCTCTGCCACTGTGATGGGCAAGCCTTCGCGAATCACATTTATTACGGCGGTCATATTCATGACGTTGAAGTCCATACCGACATGCAAAGGCTCATAGTCTCGCTCTATGTCGTCGCTATGGTTAAGTACGCGATCAAAGTCCGCGTAAACGCTACCGCTGTTCAGGTTGACAAAGCGACCATTCAAATATGCGTCGATTAGCTGAGGCGGATACGAAGCCAAAAGCGAATCGATGTAATCATCGGGCAGGTTGCGCTCGTTGTCATACGTGCTTGCTTGCACCATGCCATAAAGCCTAGCCTGCTCTGGTCGCTCGCGAATTTGTTTTACGAACTGCTGATAGACAAACTTAAACCCCTCGGGGGTGGTTGTAACATCAATGCCGTTGAGCAACCCGTCGACCTTGTAACGCATCCGCGCAATTATCTTTCGCCATGCGAGCGCCGCTTTATCTGCTTTCAATACGTCCAGCTCATCTACAAGGGCCTTACCAATCTTAAAGCCTACAATATCTCCGGGCTTTTCCATCGATCGGCATAATATCGTGCCGCGATAACGCCTACCGGAAAAGACGTGCACCTCTTTGTTGCTTTCGTGGATTTTTATATCCAGGCCCCAATCAAACGCTGCCTCTTCAAATGTCGGGTAAAAGATGTCTCGTATCTGCGGGTAGGTAGGCGCAAAGTAACCTGCGTTAATTCTAGGATGCTCCCAGAAGTGCTTATTTAATCCAGCACATCCGGCCCACGTTTTCCCGGCGCCATACCCTGCTACATACGCCTTGAACTTGTGAGGTAGGTTCAGGAATTGTGATTGCGGGAGATTTAACGAGGGGCTAGCCATCCACTGGTTTGCGGGCGTCCGTTACCTGCACCTCGATCTTAACCGGCGCTACGTCTGTCTCATCGTCGCTTGCTTCGGGCTTATCGCGCCATAAATCGGGGCGTCGGTTCTTAAGCCAATAAATGCACGATACCGGATCAGGCGGATAGTGTTTAGTTGTATTGACTACTACCGGTTTGCCTTCATGCATGAATATTTTATCTTCCGCATGCTGGTATCCTAGCGCACGGTGAAACAAAGCCTCCGCAACTCTCGCATCCGCAAAGGATTTTCCCTTTTTTAAGGCTTCCGATAAATCATCGTGCTTCGTCTTCCAAAGAGAAAACGTGCTTTTAGCGCAGCCGAAGAAATCGGCCATTTGGTCATCGGTCGCGCCTAATAAACATAGCTTATACGCCTGCTTCGCATACTCTTCTTTGTAACTGCTGGGTCTACCCGCGTTTTTAACCATAACACTTCCCCCTGGGTCATGTTTGCATGGCACTACCATGCTGTTTCGGGTCTTTACGGAATGCCAAAGAAGTAAGGGGCTGATGCCAGCCTAAGCTAGCGCCAGCCCTTAACAAGTCGCTCGGCAAGCACTAATCTATCGCGAGGATAGGCTAGATATGAAAAAACCCCGCGCCAATTAAGGCAGCAGGGCTTTGTGATTTGATCTTCCCGCAAGCGCAGGAATCGGAATTATGGCTAATCTACCTCATTTCTCGGTATGGTGTCAATTACCTTGCGTAATTTAATCAGCATTTCTGTGAATCTTTGCGTACGCGTCCACTTGTCGCCCCGCAGTGCCTTGCTTATGGTTTCTTCAAAGCACACGACTTTTTCTAAGACATTAAGCTCTTCTGTCTTCATCCCGTTATCTGGGTTGCGCAAATAATTGTAGCACCATTGGCGATGTAACACCTCTTCCACTACCGGCTGCCATTGCTGTCGCGGAAGCCCGCTATTTTGCCACGCTGCGATTTTTACCTTCGCAATTACTTCGTTGCGGTTCGCGTTCCACCAACTGCGCAATAAACAGCATGCCCAATAAAGATCGTCATTGATTACGCCGCGGTCATGTAGCTGGGTAATGCGCGGCCTAGATAGGCGGGCCTTTGCCGTTGGAATAGTTGCACGCGGATTAACAATATCCGGCGCCCACTCTTCGCGGCCATAGGTAATAATATCGCCCTTGGCTATCCGTTCAGGGGTAGGGAGGTTGCGCTGGGCTTGCTCGCGATCTGTAATCTCTTGACGGGTTAGGATTTCACTCACGCATACACCTCATTGCTAAAGTTAACTCCCTGCATCATTACTGTGCCTCCATAGTGCTAAAACGTTCCCCGCTTCGGGTTATCTGGTCCATGAACGGTCCTTTCTCGTTGATGAACAGTGCGGGCATTGCCTCGCTTCCGACATCGCGCCATTTGGTGTAGCGGGTGTCTTTCATTTCCATCCAGCGCTCTGGCTCTTCCTCGTTGCCTTGCAGGCTAAACACCATGTCGAACGCTAGGCGGATGCCTTCACCGCCCCGGCTGTTACCGTCTTGGTTTTCCTGCCCCATCACTAGACACCACAGGTTATTTTCGCGGGCAAAGTCGGCCAGCCATTGCGCTACCGTATCCAAATGCTCACGCTCGCTGGTGCGTCCGTTTTTGCCGCCGACTAGCTGCCAATAATCCAGCACGAATCCGCTTATTTTGTGGCGCACTATCGCTGCGGTAATAAGCTGGCGCAGGGCATCAAATCGAATCCCCGGCGCTTTGGTATAAATCAAGTTATCGCTGGACTTAGCGACCGCCTCTGCGAACTTATCGGCGAATTGCTTGCTGTTGCGGTAATCGCTGCGAAAGGCATTGCCATAGCAGTCCATGACACGGCAGGCCACGCGCTCCTGAATTTCTTTGTCGCCCATTTCTGCGGCGATGAACAAGACCGGGTGTCCAGCATCGGCCACGTTCTTGGCAATCGTGGAAGCCAGGACGGTTTTTCCCATCTTCTTGCGTGCCAGTACCCCATAGGCCCGACGCGGAAACATGCCGCCATCCATTGCTTCGTCCAGTCGTGGTAAGCCGGTGCGGATCGGTTCGCGCTGCTCGGTTACGTCCTGCCATAGCTCGGCCATCACCTGCTTTTCGGTTTTCATCACTGCGCTACGTGCCGTGGCTTCCAGCTTGGCTTCTTCCAGCATCAGCGCGACTTCTTCCGCTGGTACACCTCCACGCAGGGCCGTAAGAGCTTCGTTGCAGCCTGCCTCTAACCGGCGGCGGGTTTTTAAGTCGATCAGTAGGGCAAAGTAATCCGGTAGCTCTGGCCCGAACGCCGCCACGCTGGTTAGGCGCTTAACGTAATCTGGCTGATTGATTGCCATAAACTCCGGGTTTTTGTCGATCTTGGCTTGCAGAGTGATGGGGTTAACCGTTCCTCCGACTGCGTGGATTTCCCGTAGTTTTTCAAACATCACTGCATGCAGAGGGTGCGCAAAGCATGCAGCGTCAAGCTTCATCGCAGCAAGCACGCCCTGCTCGGGGTTCATCATGAACCAGCCAAGTACGGCCTGTTCGGTTTCCAGTGCGGTGAAGTCTTCGGTCATGTGCATTCTCGCTGTTTTTTTGGTTTCTGGGGTTTTGCTAAATTGCTCTTTGGCGGGAATACGCCTTGGTAGCCGAAGGCAATGGCTTCCTTCACTGACTCTACGGGGTTTTCCATTTTGGAAAGTTTCTCAGCTAAGGCTCGTCGCTGTGTCGGTGTTAATGCTTTCCGCATCTGCTTGCGATGTAGCTCAAACTGCTCGGCTAGTTCTTTTCCGATTAAGGGGATTAAGGGGTTATTTATTTCTTTTATTTCTTTTCCCTTATTTATGTTCGTTCCGTCCGCGTTCCGTCCGCGTTCCGCTTTTTGATTCATCGGCGTTCCGCTTTCGGACTCCTTACGCTGATATTTCTTGTAGTTACATATGGTTATAATCAAAAACCCCGTTCCGGTTTGCGTTCCGATCATACCGTCGATTTCGAGCAGTTTTAAAAACCGCTGCACTTTGCCCGCACCCCAGCCCCACGTCTCTTGCAAACGTCGATAGGAGGTCGGGACTTGCCCTGTTTCCACTTCGATCATGTGGCTCTTGTAACGTACCTTATGAGGCTCAAAGCATGCTTTTTCGATCAGCCAAATCCATGCGAGCCTTTCGTTAAACGGCTCCTTTTTACAGGCATCAAAAATAGGGCTATCCATCCAGCCGCGTTCCATCAGGTAGTAACTCATACCGCCTCCGCAAGAAAACGCGCAGACCATGCAGCATGGGCGTTCTGGGCCATAACTAGATTCTCTGTGGTAGGGAATTGCTGGTAGGTCATCACACAGATGCGATAACGGTTCCAGAGCTGCATCTCGCTCATAGCATCCCCCTAACCTGATCGAGTAACGCCTCTTGCGTGCCGTAGCGCGCTTCCCATGCCTCTGTGCCTGCATGCACCGCGATACCGTAACCGCCCGTACGATGATGGGCCGGGCAGAGCGGTATCGTCATATAGTGGTCACTGCGTAGGCCCATGCCTGCGCCGGTAACGTGGTGTATCTCAGCAGGGGAATCGGTATAACCTGCGTTTCTGCATGTGATGCAGCCTAGCGAGGCCACTTTATCCAAGTGCGCGCGTTCGTGTTTATTGGCTGGGCGCTTAGGCATTGTTGCGCGCCTCCACGAATTGAACGGCCTGCGCTTTCTCGTGAAATACCCGGATAACCTCGTCATGGGTGATCTTGCGTTGCCAGACATTCCAAATAATGTTGTTGGTGCGGGTATAGCCTTGCTCGACATAGCATTGGCCAATAGTGAGGTTGCGGTGCTTCATGCCACTAACCCCCGTTGTAATTCGCTAAGCATGTGCAGCTCTGCTTCGGTTAGGACTGGCTGCCATTCTGGAATAGGGGATGGCTTCAAGCGATCCAGTGCATCAAAGGCGCTTTGCGGGGCGTTATGTGTGATAAGGAATTGGCGGAGTAGGGTGTAGTCGGTCATACAGCCCTCGCGTCTAGATTTGCGAAAATTACAATAGCGCAGGGAAAGGGGGCGTTATATTTTGCGCCGCCAAATTTCAGCCTGCCGCTAACAAAATGAACAATGCCTTTGCTACAATAATCTCGCCACCATCTGGTATCTGTCCGGGCTGGCAGTAGGCACACTACCGGCGTGCCATCCAAAGCTGTTTGATATGCCTTTGCTATCCACTTTGATATTCCGCGACCATATGGTGGATTGAGAAAAACAGCTCCCTCTGTTTCCCAGCATTGGGCAAGACCGTCTTGCTCTACCGTAAAAAACTTTGGCGCCTTGGCATTGGATGCAGAAGCGCATGGATCCAGAGTAAAATTGAATAGCTTGGATAAGTTGTTAAAATACTCGATCGGCGTCGCCCAGTTATCCGTTTGGCTAGAGAAATGTACGCTCATACCAGCACCCCCCATTCACGCAGGGCGGTTTCTACGCCGTGTACGCTATTGCATTGAGCGGTATGGCACCCGGTGCGTTCGGCCCATGCGAAAAAGGTTTCCTGATTCGGTTGCAGTGGCTTATTGTCGACCTTTAGCTCGATCCACCCGCCACCAGTTCCCCATGTGAAAACGAAGTCAGAAGCGCCGGGGATAAGGCCCATTGCTTTAAGCCAGCCAGCATAGCGCGGAGAGCGCTTGCCCTCGTTTGGTACCTTTGTAAAGACTGCGTTTAAGCGCCCATCCAGCGACCATTGGCGCAAAGCCGATGCAACAGATGCGGAAAGCATCTGCTCGCCTTTAAGGCCGGAATAGCAGCCGCGCGCGCAGGTCAATAACCGGTGCAGGCGCAACCGCCATTCCGTATCACCCTGCCATGTGTCAGGCCCGGAGGCCGTTTTTGGGTCGTTGCCCATAGTATCCTCGCAATAAAGCTGTTTAGCGTAACCAAACCTTGGGAGGCTTGATGCTCTATTGCTTGCCGATGCTCGCTCTTTAGCGGGCTGTATGCCCTCTTAGTGGGGCGGTATTGCTTGTCGCGACTTGTGCCGCTTGTTATGCGCTGCGAGTTGCCGCGCGCGTATCTGTGGTGCAGTTGCAGGGAATTGCGTCTATCAATGGCCCATTACCGTGCCCCGCTTCGCTTCTCTGCTCTGGTGGATGCTGCACCTCACCCCTAGAAAGTGCGGGGTCGGTAATCTGGTCGGGCTGGCAGGGTTCGATACCTGCTTGGGATCCCATCGGCCGGGAAAAGCCCAACCCACGCGCCTGCTTCCCGGCAGGCCCGCAGCCCGTTAAGACATGGTCAAAATACGCGCGATCGAGTATGCGCGCCGCGTGGAGGGTGAAGGGGTCAGTCATGCCGACACCTCCGTCTTGCGCTTTTGATAAAGCGATATATGCTGCGGAAATGGACCAAGGAGTCCGGCGCGCTCGTGGCGAAGCCGGGTAGCTCCTCGTCCTAGCCAGTATTGAATGGCTGTGTCGCTTCTCAATAAAGCGGCTAATGGGTGAGGTCCCTTGCAGTTTGATCGCCCGGCGGTGCGGTATCCGCTAGCTGCAGGGAGGACCCCGCTCGAATGGGTGACGCCTGCGGATCCCAGACGCCACCCCACGCGACGCAAGCCGCGTGTAACAAATAGCCCTTCAGTTAATGCTGAAGAGCGCTCTTCGGCTAGACAAAGGTTATGCCAATGTTTATCCGAATCTCGATGTGCCGAAACACTTTGTATGCGATAATTCTTATCGTTATAAAGCTGCTCTAGGTGCAGGGGGCGGCTATGTAATGTAGTCGCTCCCATCACTCACCTGCCTCTGGCTGGTTAATGCGCTTTACATCTCTGAGTAATGTGCTACTGGTCACAACCTGACTCCGTCCGAGGAAGTCAGGTTGCTTGCCAGTTCGCCCCTCTTTCGGGGGCTATTCACCACTTTCCCATGGTAAAAGTCGTTGGCCGTCAAAAAGCCATCAGAGATCTCATAAAGATAATCCATATTGGGACCTGATGGCCTGCGGCGTCCTGCGATCCAATCGTAAACCATACCGCGAGTGAAACCATGTTCATCGGCAAATTCTTTTACGGTCAGACCGAGGCGTTTAATGAACTCATCTAATTTATTCATAGCCCCAAGTATGTATGCAAAACGCAACCATAGTCAAGCGCAAAAGTACGCAAATTGCAATCTACTCAAAAAAGATACATTCCCTATGCTTGGGGCTGACATTATGAGTACAGCTATAAATAAACTTGAGAAAATCAGAAAAAGCGCTGGCCTAACCATTGAGGCTTTTGCTGAAATTCTAGGTATGCAGCGCGGCAATTATCAAATGATAAAGGCTGGAACACGCAATTTACGTATTCATCACTTAGAAAAGGTATCGGATAAATTCGGCGTTCCTATTTCTCAGCTATTTGATGACGTTGAAGAGCAAAGATATAGGGTGCCAATCGTGGCAACAGTAGGTGCTGGGGGTGAGGTATGGCCAGTCGATGACTACCCACTAATGAAAAGCCGTGGCGAAATGGATGAGCTGGATAGTTCATTAGAGTTTGTAGACGCACCGCCTGGAGTTGATCCCACTCAATCAATGGTCGCGGCGCGACTCAAGGGCGATAGCTGGATGCCTTTGCTCCCAGAAGGTTCTTTAGTCTTCTGGAATCAAAAGCTCGAAGCCAACTTCGACACGTGTTTAAACAAGAATGCTGTATGCATGCTTTCATGCGGTCGTGCATATATGAAGCAAATTATCAAAGGCAGCGAACCAGATCGGTACAGCTTGTTAAGCAGCAATGCTAATATAATGGAAAACAAAGAATTGAAATGGTGTGCGCCAGTGCTTGCAATGGTGCCGAAGTATTAGGGGACAAAATAATGCGCAGTAATATTATATTTTTTTCAATTTTACTAATCTCAGGTTGCTCTACTAGCAAATTGACTACTCACGAAGAACAAGCATCAAGGCTAAGTAACTTAGAGCTTTGCAAGCGCATCAAATATGGCGGAGGAAACAGTTTCCAGCAAGATGAAGTATATACTCGTAAATTGGATTGCTCAGACTACCCAAAAATAACGAAATTGGATAATCGAGAGAAAAGCTATGATATTTATTACGGTAAAAGCGCGATGGAGCGCACTAGCATAGAAATGGTCATAAGCTTCTCAGAAAGCTTGCCACCCGTAATATCGGCAAAAGGTCGTGAAGGAGCTTTAAATCAAGCAAAATTAAATGTTGAATCACTTCTAAAGGACCCGTATAGCGCTAAATTTTCCGAGCTAAGAATAGAAAAGTTTGGTAAAGGCAAGGTTGTTTGCGGTAAAGTAAATGCGAAAAATAGCTATGGAGGTTATACAGGTAGCACTGATTTTGTAGCTGGCGGTAATGTAGCCGCTTTATATATCGATAGCAAATATCCAGACATTGAAAGGCAGAGCAATCTCGGCATGATTATGGCATGCAAGCTGTAGAGTTAAATATCGCCGCAATCGCTTTCTAAATCTGTTAGGCTATTAGTGCGCGCTCTTTAAAGAAAAGCGCTGGCAAGCAACCCTTGTCTGCAACGGATTCTAGATCACTAAGCTTCTATACTCGCATACCAATGCCCATTGCCTCTTACTAGATTGAAACCTACTACTTCAGCAACATCCATGTCTGATAGGTTTGAGTCATTATCGCTCATTAATAATCCCAATTAAGGTCAGAATATGAAGCGATGATAAAAGTATGCAAAAAGCGTACAATTAATTATTGACACAAGTATGCATCTTGCGTACATTCACCTCATGAGCAACGAGGTGAACATGCAAGTCGAAGCTATCTACCACAAGACGGCATCCTATCAGGACCAGACGGGCTGGCACTTGGTGCGCCTAGTGCCCGGTGAGTTGGTCGCTATTCCATGTGAGTTTTTGCGTTCACGTTTACTGCGTGAAGGCTATGTCAAATTACCCGGCCAGAAAATGAGCTTAGCAGCCGCGCAATGGCAAGCGGCAATGCAATCCGTATGCGATGCGTATGGCGCGAATTACAAGCCGGTTTCCCATTACCAACAATTAGCAAAGAACATACAGGAGGCATCATGAGTGTGCAGCAAGCTATGCGTACAGAAATGGCGGACTTTAATCTAAAGGTAGCCAAGCTTAACGCAGAAGACCTGAGCGAATCGAACTTTGGGTTTTTGTCAGAAATAGAACAGTTGCAGAACGAGCTAAATAGCATCTACCGCGAAGCATGTCGTTGCGCAGCAAATGCGGAGTTCGCGCGATGAAACATTCAGCGCTGAATAAACGATTGAGCCTCCCTGTTGCTTGGGCGCGGCGGGGAGAACCCGCCGCCCTCTTTTCAGAGGCGCTTGTATTGGGGTTGGGCGCGGCGATTGTGACCGTTGCCATGATCGATATGACCACGCGATTACTCGCGTATTTAATTATGGGGGCTTGAGATGGAAGAAAATAAAGAAAACCTAGCCGAAATGGAAATTGCGGCGCTGGCGGATGTGTTTGGGGTCTCGACAAGCGGATTTGAAGATTTTTATAAAACAGCTAAGGATAGTCAAAAAGGCAACTACAGCAAGGCAGCATCGTCGGGCAACGGCAGCACGGCAGCATCATCGGGCGAGAACAGCA